GACATTTGTGCCTGTAGCAACAGTTAGGGTAATACCATTTGTAATCTGTGCATCACCTGCAGCAGACGCACCACTAACACTACCAGTAGGACCAACATCATTCAGAGAAATGTGAGTACCGATCAGTGCTTCATTACCTACTGTGGTAGAAAGAACTGTCAATTGATACTCTTCATCATCAATAGCAATAAACTGTTCGTTAGAACCTAATGTAGTAACAAAGGTGCCAGAGGGAACCGAGATAGCATCGTAAGTTCTTCTGACGATCATCGATTCATCACTGATCGACTTGATATACTTCTTAGGCATATTCGAGAATAGATCGCTATTCTCCTGACCCAACAACTGTGCTCTATTACGAACCAAAACAGTATAGGTATCAGCAGCAACACTACCAGCACCTGCACCAACGTTTACAATTTGATTAGTAAAGTCGAAAATTGTTGTGCCTGAACCAGAAGTAGCAAAGTTTGTAGGATTTACTTTATCAACAACCAAATAGTTATCTTCATCAATATAGATTCTGTCACCAGCACGAAGGTCGCGAGCAAAGTTGGTATTGAAACCTGAGATTGTGCCAGCACCACTGTCATAGGTAAAGGTATCACCTTCGAGTGATAGGAAGTCATCAAGAATTACATCTGCTGTACATTCAACCGCACTAGTGTCTTCATCTTTACAAACGAAAGAACGAATATCAGAGAATTCATATGTATAGAAGAAGGAGATAGTACCAGCATCGATACCATCGATGAAGACAGTTTCACCTACTCTAAAGTTACCACGGAGACTGTAAGTTTTTAGATGAGTTGCACCAGTTTGATCTTCAACAATTAGTGCTGTTGCACCAGAGGAACCACCGACAACTTGGGATCCTTGGAGAACATCTGTTGTTGCACCGACTTGGATAACCGTAAGCATCTGAACGTCAAATACATTGACGTTGTAAACATCATCATCAGTTCCATAGGTAGTATCAGCACCAGAGCCTTCATGCTCCATAGCAAGAGCACGGCAGAAACCAATAATTGATGCAGCTCCATCTGGAGCAACACCATTAGTAGTAATGGCATAGTCATATAGTTCCATGACCTGATATGCATCAGTGACGCTACCAGCACCAGTAAAGTTGGGGAATCCGTGTACTTTGTTTACCTGGAAGTTATTACCAGTTGCAAATGGAATGATTTGGTTTTCTAATGCCTTAGTATCTCTAGGTTTGGGGAAGTCCACAAACTGAGGTACAAGAGTTTCAATTTGATTTCCACGAACGTAGTCAATACCAGGTGTAATCTCTGCAGTATACAGATTGTCAGATGAAATATTACCAGACTTTGTAGTCTCTCCTGCTTCATATACACCATTGATACCAGGTCTCAGATCATCATTCAAACAATCTCTGACTGTAATCTGATGATTCTTGACAGAATAATCACCATGGGTTTCATAGGTTCTCTTAGCGAGTGCCTTTTCTAGTTCATTATATGCAGTTCTTTGTACAATCTTTTCAACTCTAGAGTTGTTGATTCTAAGAAGTTCAATAAAGTTCTTATCGGACTCGTCATCAATTAGTTTCTTGATAAGAGTCGTTGTGATTTTGAAACGATGTGCTCCAGGTGCAGAGTAGTTTGATGTACCTGCTGCGTTATCGTTCAGCGAGTCGTCATCCTCGGAGGTGATGATAGACTCAGTAACTTCTAAACCAACTCGATATGATGGATTACTACCATACTGATCGAGAAGAATGGACTGTGTAGGAACATCTACAAAGAAACCACGGATATAATAAACACCAGATTCAATATAAGCAGCAGAACCACGCTGTAAAGCATTCGATGGCAGCAACTGTGCAAATGGCGAACCAGTTTCAATCAAAGTTGTACCAAACGTAATGTCAACGTTGGTGATCAACTGTTCATTATTTTCAAACGTTTGAATAGTGCCCTCAGCACCACCAGACTCAACATACTTGATATACAACGTCAGATAACCATTATCTGAAGTAGTTGCATCGATACTGTATAGAACTTTTGCCTTTACCCCTGTAGTCAAACCTGTAATTAGTTTGCCATCAAGTTGACTTCTATACGATTCAATATCAGCACCTAGAAAACTTGCTTGCAATTGAATGCAATCAACTTTCGTATCATATCCCACTTGACCAGGGATAATCATCGCGCCATCTTTGAACAAATTCGTTCCCATGCTCTCGATCTGATTCTGCAGAATCGATTGCATTGACGTTAGTTCTCTTGCCTGAATCGGAAATCCAGGACGGAACAAGACTTTATAAAAGTTCTTGTCCTGATCAAAGTCGTCGTAATATGGTGTAACGTTGAGGTTAGTATTCTGGGGCATTTCCTTTAGAACTCGATTACGATTTTGATATCTTCGATTTGATCGCTTGCACGACTAATAGACCTTCTATTATCTAGGTAAATAATTTCACCCGTGTTGAAAGCAACCTCTGGTTTTGCATATGCAGAAGTAAATCTCATGCCCAAATCATACTCAGTGTTATTGATAACACGGGAGGAAGTATTTGGAACCGTTGGGAAATTGATATCAGGTTCTGCAGAAGAACCCGAGGATGCACCCGAGATAGCGTTAGAACCGTCAAACTCATTCAATGAACCTGTGATTTCGGGGAAGATTCCGTCAACACGATTCTGATAATATTTCAGAACTTTTGTAGTAGGGTTCCAAGAGATAACTCTTGCTCTAGACGTAACTGACTGTCCACCAACTGTACGAGTTTGGGTAATAATCTCGTCAGGCAAGAAGTTGCCTTGGAAAGTAGGAGCGAAAATTACTGCTTTAGTAACAGAAGAAGTCAAATCTGACTGCAATTCGCTAGTACCAAACTTACGTGGGTTGACAACTAGACCGACACGACGATAGTCGTTATCGACAGGGAAGTCACCTGCACCTTCATCATAAGACAGTTTTGCGTTGATCATGACACGGTATGCACCGAGTTCAATGATAGAGTCAAAACCGTGTCCTCCTGGAGGAGGCATACTCACATCAATTTGTGCTGCAGCACCAGTACCGATACCAGAGATAGTGTCAACACTGATCTTACCGAAAGAGTATCCAGTACCACCAGATGTTACAGTTGCAGAAATGATTTTACCACCGTCAACAACAATAGAAACACGACCACCAACACCGTCACCTGCAATAGCAACGTTGTCATAAGTGCCGTTATTATAACCAGAACCTGATGATGTAATAACAACAGTATCAACTTCACCAGAAACTGCGTTTGTCTTCACCGAATTATTGGTGAAGACTGGCATGTACTCATTGGAGAAGAATTTCAGAACCTGTGCCACTGGGATGGTGTACATGTACTTCCAACGATAACCATCAGCAGTAGTGATAATAGAAGTAGAGGTGCCAGTGGGCTCAATTGTCGAAGGTTTACCATTAGGGTCTGAAGGAGACGTTCCATTGTAGATACACTTATAAACTTGATAGTTTGTGTTTACAACATAAAAGTCTGCATCATACAGTTTGGTAGCACCAGATGCTGCTGTATTTGTTGGGGAATAGTCATGGCGATACATATCGTATGTAAAACCAAGACCACCAGTTGTTTGTTCTGGAGGAGTCCAGTCAATTCTACGGATAACCTGAATGGTATCTGATGCAAGAACTCTTTTCATAGAGATCATGTCATCATAACTGTCCGAAAACTGATCGAATGCATCGATTGCCTGAGGTGGCGAGTTTTCGTTGTCCCACGCCTGCGGTCTTCCAATGAAGACATAAAGGCGATCCCTGTCTTCACCCGCCGCAGCATCAGACTGGGTGGCATCAGGACCTTCCAGTGATTTGATGAACTTCTTCGCAGAGAAGATTCTAAATTGATCTGTAAGTAGAGCTGACATTAGTTAGAACTTTCCTCTTCGTTAGTTATTTATAGGTTTATGAGAACTCGTTTCTGATTAGATTGTCATATCCAATATCCTTGATTCTCCAACGCGCACCATTATTTCCAACAATCTCTTCACCGCCAAGGATTGCTTCAAGCACTGCACCAGTGCCTGTAGTATCACTTGCATCATTTGTTACTGTGATAGTTGGGTGTAAATTGAATGTACCATCAACACTTTGCACATAACCATAACCTTCTGTAGTAATATTTACACTATCAATTTGGTCACCAGATGCAGTCATAGTTGCAGTGGCAACTGCATCTATACCAGTGGTGCTGGTTTCAATTGCAATTGTTGGTGTTGCAGTATAATTCACACCAGGATTGACAACCTTCATATCAATGATACTACCGCTCTTGGAGAATGTATAGAAACTACCATTTGTACCAAGAGCAACATTACTAGTATTGTATGGTGTAATGTTACGAACCACCAATTCTCTAGTTGCATTATCCCAAGATGTTACCGTAGCAATAATTCCAGATTGCTGTCCTGTAATCAATTCATCTGGGAAGAAGTTGGCATTGTTGGTATATCTCACGTCTAAGATAAGAGTCAATGTTGAGTTATGTTCAACACCATCACCAAGAGCACCTGCCAAATCGACTCGTGCAATCTTGACAGGGTTACTAGTATCATTTAGACCATCACCAACTTGGAACAAGGTAGTGTTTTGACCACCCACTGTTTCTTCAATACCATACAGAGAATCAAACAGACCACCATCTAAACTGATCTGGTTATCAAACTGAGTTCCAGTATTGTTTAGATCGACAATTCCATCATCATCAGTATCTACATATGCAGTATTTAGTAAGACTGTTGGAGGTGTAATCTTTACATTATAAACTGCATCACCTTCAAACAGAACGATCGAAGAACCAATCTCGGTTTCTGTTGTATGTGGCAGTGAACTAGCAGGAGACGCATCAGAGAATCCAGCATCAAATGCAACGGTAAGTTCTTCAGATGAAGGAATACCAGCATCAATAAATGCCAGATCATCAACTTCAAATTTTACAAATAGTTCTCTAGATTCAGGTCTCCAGTCATAAACTTTAGCAATTTTATTACTAGAGTTATCGATACGTCTGATAACTTTATCACCCACTTTGAAATTGTAGGTTGAAATGCCCTCAGAATTATTCTGTCCTGTATCTAGGATAACACGCTGATCATATCTAAAGTTTATACCACGAATACAACCAGTAAATCTACCCCTTTCTCTACCAGTGTATCTAACAATTTCATTTCCAAGAATGAATGTACCAGATCCATCAAATGCACTAGTATTGTCAACAAAGATATTTGTATCTGTTGCCGTTGCAGAAGATGCTAATCCGCAGAAATTATAATCAACTGAATTATTTGATTGTCTATTTCTTACTTTTCTCTTTAGGTTTACTAGTTTTGTAAAGATAATATTTGGTGGACTGGTATAACCAACACCAGGATCAAGGACATCAATACCAACAACATTACCTTGAGAGATTCTTGCTCGTGCTTTAGCACCAATACCACCGCCACCATCAATCAAAATATAAGGTTCTTCTTGGTAGAACTGACCACCATTATCAACACTGATAGAAGTTAGTTTACCTGTAGTATCAACATATGCAACACCAGTTGCATTTGCTCCACCACCACCTTGGAAGAATAGAGACGGAGGTGTTGCATATTCTCTACCTTCGGAAATCAGGGACAAACCAGTAACAGTTTGAGTAACTGCATTACCTACAGCACCAGTGCCTTCACCACCAAGAATTTCAACACGAGCAGCACCAAAGTATCCATCACCATTGGACTTCATACTAACATACTGTAGTGATCCAGATGGATAAATTACATTGCCACCAGTATCAAGTTGGTCTTCTTCGTAAATGATTACTTCTGCATCTGCACCCCTAGGTGACTCCAAGTTGATACTAGGAAGAACTGCACCTGGTTTATAATCTTTACCAAAGTATTTTGGACCAATAGCATATGGATATACAGGATCTCCATTACTATCTTGTGTCAGGAAGTATGCATAGGTTCCATTTGGATATTCTGTAGTAACGCAATATCTACCATTGAAATCATCTAGATCTGCATTAGTGCTGTCATAGATATAATCTTGTACAAATGTACCTGCTAGATATCCAGTACATACAAGACGTTCTGCCATATTTGCATGGTTATAGCAGAAATAATATAACGTATCTGGTGCTTCTACAGGAACTGTAATTTCTACTCTTCTTAGAGTAGCACCATTGAATTGTGCATTATAGGTTTCGTAGTCTACTTCAGCGTTCTCAATGTAATAAACTACACCTTGAGACCAAACTGACGATTTATTGAACTTTACTTGATCTGCTGTATGCCAACCTTGAGCATCACTATTTCCAAATGCTGAAAATAGAATGCCATGACCAGTATTAGTAGAATCGTCTTGATTGAAAACATATGTACTACCACGCTCAAGATTCAGGAACTGTTTCTCAGCATTAGTGAATCCACCACCAGTAATATAATATCGATTACCACCAGGAGTAATTTGACCAGCAGCTACAGTTATAGTAAATGTAGTTGTAGATGGAGTAATAACATCTGGTCTAGTTGCAGATACTTCCACACCCGTTCTGAGACGGAATCCACTACGCATTCTGCTAGTAGCACCTGGAATCAGAGAATTTGTATATCCCCAAGGTCCGTAAATTGGATATCCATCATAGGAATATCCCAAAATTTTAGAATGTCCATTTGAGTGCCTAGACTTATCACCAGAGTAATCAGTATCACTATAATATGGAGCAATAGAAAATGCACCACCCGAAGATGCAAAAGCATCAATTAGTCTAGAACTGGTGTAATAGTATCTTCCAAGTTCTGTTGGTTCTCTTGAAGTAGTACCATCATATTGATCCATACCAAGAATGGTAGGAGTCTTGACTACATCATAGTTGAAATTTGGGTATGTGGGAATACCTGGTGGAAGATCGAAAAAATCAGGAGTATGGAGTTCAGTTCCATTTGCCATGATACCCAATGGAGTATCTTCTTGATTTGATCTTACTTCAGTGCTAGGAACTTCCTTGCCACCTCGGTAAACAAATGTATGATCGTAATCCTGTGCAAAGACTTGTCCTACTGCATTATATGGAGATGGATCTGGTAACCCATTAGTAATTATTCGGAGTCTATCATACTCCACAAATATACTAGATGTGACTGAAGTATTACTAGATACAAAAATATCTTTTGCATCAAATGTAGAAATGACTGTAACCGAGTCTTGACGAGGTGTGATTTCTACCCTAAGAGGATCATATCCTTTACCTGAGTTTAGAACTCGAACGTAAACAATCCTTCCAGAGTCTTCATCAATAAAAGGATATAGCAGTGCTTCAACTTGTGGCGTTCCACAGTTATCAATAGTAAGTCTTGGAGGATCTAGAGGATCATATCCACTACCCCCATTTAGCACCTCAATAGATAAGATGCCAAAATCGCTATTGAAGTTTGGTTTGATTACCGCACCCGATCCAGGAACTGTCCTTGCCATATTACCTTATTATTTGATTTGCAGAACACCTGCCATGTTCGTGTGGATGGTACACTGATAGTACAATGTATTGGGTGCGCTATGAGGAACCGTAAAGACCTGCGTACCTGTTTGACTACCAGACACGCCTAGAGTCCACTGGGATCCAGAAAGACCAGTAGTTGACTGGAATCTAAATGGATGGTTTGTACCAGCATTGTTGACAAAGATATAAGTAAATCCTCTATACAGATGCAATGTCGGGTCATCTGTTTGTGCCTGACCAGGACCTTCAATCAAATATGAGTTGTTGTTCAAACCAACTGAAATAATATACCAAAGCGTTGGTGATGGTTGATTGACCCAAGCATCAGTTGCACCATTACCTTGAGGATCATATGTAATAGAATCACCTCTAGCAATAGCGGTGAAATTGACATCAGTAAGTTCGGCAAACTCAAAACTACCGTCTACATTGACAGTAAGTGTATCGCCAGAAACTGCAGTAGTACAATTAGTACCGCCAGCAATAGTTAGTGTGTCAGCAGAACTATCTGCTGTTGTGCTTCCAGAATCACCACCAATAGTTTGGAAAATATTTTGAGTTGCAGCACCTGCAGCATCATCACCTGGAACGAACTTATTATTGACTGCATCCCATTTGAGAACCTGGTTTGCTGTCGGAGCAGTAGTTGTAATATCAACGTCAACTAATTTATCAATACTACTGTAATTGGTAACAATGTCAGCAGTAATATCGCCAAGACCACCACCTGCTCCAATATGCACTTTAGGGTTTTGATCGCCATTGACTGTGAAGAAATACCCTTTAGTGCTTGCTAATGTTGGTGCAGCACCAACTGTTGCATATTCGTTCTTATATGCAATAGATGAAGATAACTGTAGTTGTCCTGTGGATCCATCAAACGTGGAAGTTTGACCACCATAAGTAACTTGCACGTCTCCAGTTCCATCTGGAGCTAGATTGATATTGTTACCGCCAGTGCTAACAATATTGTAGTTGTTAGTGTTTAGCGTTGAAGTTAGATTTGAAAAATCTTGTGGAATAAAATCTGTACCATTCCAACGAAGAACTTGTCCAGTTTGAGCACCTGCTGTATTGATCAGCAGATTGCTGCCATTTCCCATGGCACCATAGACTTCTAGAAAGTTATCGTTTACTTTATCAGCACCAGCCCGCAGAGAGTCACCAGTACCATCATTGGGGTTCGTACCAATATTTACGTTCTGTTTTCCTGTTCCGTAGGGCATTGCTCTATGTTTTTAGTTATTTATAGGTGATATCACGAAAGAGTATTTCCATTGCTTTGGAAATACTCAGTAATTGCAGCAAGGAGACCAACATTGGTATTATGTCCTGCATTACTTGTCAATTGAACAACATGATTGTTCAGGTATGAATATTTGGTTACGGTTGAATAATTGAAGTATTGTTGTCCCGAAGACAAAATTCCACCTTCATATCCCTGACTTGTAGCCATCAGGAATGAACTATGTTTGGCAGGAAGGAAGATTGCAGAACCTGGTCCTGGAGAGGAAGATCCTGAGTATGGAACTGTATTATCGTTTGTATTATTGATTTGTAAATATTTTCTAGGTCTATACGGAGATGCTTCAGTATCGTATCCCGCATTTGCATAGTCTGTATGAATATATTCGGGATCACTTGGTTTATAAAATTTACCCTCTCTATATTGTTGTTGATGTATTTGTGAAATAATACAACATACAATGTCAATTGATGGTTCATCAAGTTCAATATATGCCCTAGCTGCTAGAGCACCACCATTAGAAGATCCTAGGATTCTAATTCTATTCAATGAAACATTAGCATATGTCTTGATACTCGCAATCAAGTCGGTAAGCATTTCCATATCTGGTGCTAAATGCTCATTCACCACATTCCATTGATTTTGAAATCCAGTTGGTGCAATCAAGATGTGGTTTGGCAATACATCAGCAAATGCATCGATAGTTGCAGCACCGTTACCACCTGCTCCATGAAGAAGAATACAAACTGGTCTTACAGTTCCTTCAGGACCTGCAGGGACTCTAATATTTACAGGGTATGTAAATGTCCCTTCGCTCCATGCTTTCGTAATTGTTAGATCCGTATCATTTGCAATGAAAGTTGGAGTTGCGATAGGACCGCCTGCAGATCTCTGCTCTTTAGTGCTGTTCCCAAAAATATATGGATATACTGGACGATTCTGCGTATCCAGTGTCATAAAATATGCATAAGTTCCATCAGGATATTCTGGCGTAGCACAGTATCTACCATTATGAATATCGAGAGAACCTAAATTTTCAACAAACTCGTAGTCTTGAATATATGTTCCTGCAGGAATATCAGCGTAGAGAGAACCTCTATTTGCAACTGGTGAAGGAAAAGCACGATAAGAACTCTTCATTCTCACTACAGGAGTCAATCTATTACCTGCATTTTCATATCCAAAAGGACCATACACAGGATATCCATCGTAACAGAAACCAACAATCTTAGAATGACCGTCAGGATGCCTGAAGTAATCACCATTGTACTCACTACTACTAAAGTATGAGTTGGATGCGATTACTTTAGAACCCCAGCAGTTTGCTAGAAAAGATCCACTATGGTAGTGATACTCACCATTCTGCTCTGGATGACCTCCACATGCGTCTACACCATACGATTGCTCATTATATACCGCATTGTACGCAAATCCTGCAGGAGGTGTTGTAGACGATCCTGGAAGGGGACCAGGAGCAGCAGAAGCATTGAAAAGGGGTACTCCATTTAGAGCAATACCAATATCACCCAAAGTAGTATTTTGAGGGTTAGAAGTATTTGTTCCTGCTCTCAATGTAAACTGTACATCGACAGATCTAATCTGTACGGTATTTGGATTGCCAGGAAACAATCCTGACCCCAAAGGAGTGCCATACAGTGCAGGATCAGGTCGTCCATCAGTGACGACCCTTAGCGTTGTACCATCTAGAGTAGCGGTTGTTGCAGATATCGCCATTTCAGAATATCGTCCTCGTTATATTTAGGTCGTACTAGAAGACCAGATACCAGTTGTGGTGTATCCCGAAAGGTTGTATGCAGTAGATGGGGGAACAGTCGGGAGTTCCTCAATTGCCGTAGCACCAGAAGTTACTCCAGGAATACCGCCACCAGAGGTTGTACCGCCCGTGGTAGTGGTTGTATTATCTTGGACACCCAATTGCTCAGGTGTTTCCGTAACAGCACCGCTACCAACTCCACCAGCACCAAACGTATCAATAATTGGAGTTGGTGTACCATCTTCAGGATATTGTAGCAGATCTGGTGTAGTCCAATCATCAGGAACACTAGATTCTGCGACAACCACAGGATACTTATAACCAGAACCTCTGTTTGTAAGTTCCACACGTTCAACTCCAACCAATGCTTTGATGTTTGCATCGTAACCGCTGATTGAGTCAACACGAACTAATGGGCGTGTAGTAAATCCAGATCCGCCAGAGGTTACTCTTGCTTCTCTGATTGTACCTTTAGTGACCGCAGCAGTTGCTGAAGCGTCCTTACCAAAGACTGATCCGAGGTAATCGAAGGTGATGAGAGAGTTAGACGATTCGATAACTGCGACATCTCGATCGCTAGTCTCGCCCTGAATGTCAATTGCATCGCCAGGTTCAATTGGTGGGATAACATTCTCGGCATCAACGTCTGCTTCAGAACCCACGTACGAGAACGCCACGAATGTGGATCCTACGCGAGGAACTTCTGCGAAGATGATTCTAGAACCAACCAAGTTGAATGCAACACCAGGTTCCTGAATAACACCATTGAGTGATACGATAATGTTATTCTCTGGTCGTACAACTGCAGATTGGACACCATCAGTCAGTGTCAGTGAGTAGAATGTACCGCTGCGACGTAAGTTGAAAGACTGACGCAAAGAGTCAAACTCGAACGAAATATCATCCAGTTGTCTGAGTTTACCGAAGTATACACCCACGAACGATGCACCAACTTCAGGAGCTTCGTTGAACTGGATGTTATCTGAGAATGCTGTATAAGCATCTCCAGAACCAGGAGGTTGAAGAATACCATTGATGAAGATCATCATGTGACCTTCGGGATCTGGGAAGTATGGAGTACCGTTCGCGGTAGTGAGTTTGTAGGTAGTCTGAGTACCATCGAAACCACGGAATGAACGCTTGACTCTTGCTTTCAGATCAATAACAGTTTGAACTTGTGCTCTATAACCTGCGCGTGCCTTGAGGGTTTCACGAGCAGTCCATGATCCACGGATATCTTCAATAAAGACTCTCTTAGAGGTGCCGACAGTCTTGATATCAACAACCTTAGCAGCAGCATTACCTGTTGATACGACTGAAGTTTGAATGACTGCGTAACCAACAGGGAACTCACCATCAATAGCACCATAGTAAGCAATGCCTTCACCATTGTTGAAAGTTCCGAGATATGGTTGTGCGTAGATAAAGTTATTACCCAGATCAACCTCAGTGATAATTGCGCGTCTGGAAGGATCTTTTGTACCACCCGTGACGCCATACAGAATACCACCTTGCTCAAAGACATTCAGATTACCCTGAACCTGTACGCCATAACGTACATAACCATCAGAGACGATTCTTTCACCAACGTTGAGTTCGAGACCTGCGAACTGGTTGATGTCAAGGTACTGGCGAGAGTTTTCTGGATAAACAACACTGGTAGTCTCGAAAGGTCCAAGAAGACTTTCTGTGTCTACTGTTAGTTTACCACCAGTGTTACCAAGGACTGCTGCGTCAGACTTGATGAAGGTTGTTGTGGTCGCAGTTTCGCCACTAGTGTAACCCTTGAATGGTACGCCAGTAACAAAGTCACCTTTCAAACTAATAACATGAAGTCTCTTCTCGATAGCATCTACAGTTGCGAAAGCACCTTCATTGGATTGCAGAATATCTGCAGTCGCCCAAGCACCACCCGTGACATCAATGTCCAGATAGTTGAAGTTCTCATCCGCCCAGAAGGCGTAAATAGTTCCTGTGACTGCAAGATCACCTTGCTTGTTACAGGTATCGTTTAGGACGAAAGGACCATCAGTGATTCCACTTACGGTCATTCTCAAGTATTCCTTGACAACATAACCTTCATTGACATTGTATCCTCTAATTTCAGAGTTCGAGTCGCTAAGAAGACCGTAGATAAACGAAGACTGTTGAATTTCGCCACCGAATGGGATAGGAACAGTTCTAGTACCAAACGTCTTAGGCGTAAGAATAATATTATTTTTAGTTTGTAATCCAGTATAGAAGGTACTATCGACCAATTGCGACTCATATAATCCGACCAGATAATTGACTACTGCCTGAGCATTTGCTGTAGTATACTCTGCTCCAAGAGTTGCGTCAGTATAAGACAGGAACGTTCCAATTGGTGAAGGTGATACCAACGTCTGTGCAAGAGCAGCATTCATGTACTGCTTCATTTCATTTAGAATATAAGTTCTAATATTCAGAGCATTGTCAGGGAAGAATGATGTACCACTTTGTGCGGCATAAACATCCAAGTTACCTTGATTGAGTTTTGCACCCCACATGTAGACGCCAGATGTACCATCGCCTGCAGTATTTGTAGAACCGTTAGATGTACCATAAGAAGAAACATTCAGAGAAGAAACACCGAATGGAACATCGATTGTGATGAATGCTCTATACCAACCATCACCTTGTGGGAAGACGCCTGTAGCAACAGGGGTAATACCAGATTGGTTGACCGAGAAAGAGTTACCGTTAGTCAGATCAATCGTGAAGAACACATAGTTGGTTGCATTCCAATCAATACGAAGTCTTGCTCTGTCATATCCACCTTCCTTGAAGAAGATTGAGTATGTATATCTCTGAGTGGAGACGTTTACACCAGAGTCATATGATTCTGTGTCACTATCAAAGGAGACGTTATCACGGTCAAATGTGGTATATGCAGTTAGAACATAACTTCTACTCAGTGCCTTGTCATTAGCATTATTTGCAGGAATTACAAGATCTGCTGTTGTAGTTGCATCAGGTGCTGTAGCGGAATTGATAGTGACAGTGATATCACTAGAACCATTACTTGACCATCCACCACCAGATACATCCTCAGTTTGAAGAGCAGGAATCAGGTTTACACCTGCAACCAGATCAGTTGTAATTTGCAATGCTCTCAGACTTGCAAGTGTTTGAGTATTGTTGATTTCTGTATTAGCAGGAAGAGTAGAGATATCAGTAATTACGATATCGTGAATGACATCATCTGCAACTTGGTTGATGAAATCTTCATACTCTGTACCCCAGATACCTGCACCCCACTGGTTAGTGACATCTTGTTCAATCTCAGTTTGATAGTAGTTCTTATTGAACAGCATGATTTGAGCAGCACTTCTGGATGGATCACCACCAGGTGCAAGGGTATTGATCATCGAAGTGAACAAGTTGTCAATAGTAGATTGAACATTTGCACAATCTGATGCACTATAATTACCACCTGCGCCAGAGGAATCATGTGTAATTGTAGTATCACTAAATGCAACTCTGTTAGTAAACTGAGCAACGTAATAGTCACCACCAAGTGCAATACTATTTGCAGTCTGCAGTAAGTTTGCTACTGCTTTCTTAGCAAGGAATTGTACTTGCTCAAATGCATATAATGTACTGGTTAGTTGATCTTCTACATGCAGAATCTGCAGATTAGAGTCTAGGTAGGATTCAACTGCTCGTAAAGAACTATTGTTACCACCCGTCAAAAGGTCTGCAATTACACCTTCTAAGATCAGACCAGCGTCACGGATACACTTGTTTCTGCCATCAACACTACCACCTGGATATTGGAATGACTGATACTGAGCACCGTTAGAAAGTTCGTAGAAGAATTCTTCTTCCATCAAACTAATTGCTTCTTCTGTGATGTACTGTTTGTTGAACTTGATAAGATCTGCAGCATCCTTATAACGATCACTCACAGGAGATATGATCGTGTTCATTGTAGTAATCAAGTTGTCAATAGCAGTCTTGACGTTTGCACAGTTGCCAGCGTCGTTAGTAATGCCAAGGTCAGATACGATTACCGAGTCAGTATATATTGCTGCTGCTTCAAGATCGCCAGTAATAGCAAGTTTTGCCATCGCACCAAGTTGCTCATGAGCAAACAATGATGCATAAAGTTGTAAGCGAACATGCTGGATCTCATCGTTCTGTCCAAGATAGAACTTAGCAGCCTCTACAGAATATCTGTTACCGCCAAACTTCAAGTCTTTGATGATTGCTTGCAGGATAAGTGCAAGGTCAGTTTTACAGCGAGTTGTTCCAGCGCCACTACCATCAGTGTTTCTAGGCATCTCTAATGCCAATGATGGATAGCGGTCGAGCATCAAACCAGCAGTTTCATCGATAATTGCTTCTGAATTGATTTGAATCAGATCTGCAGCATCAATAAATCTGTACTGAGCATCAGCATAGATTTCATTGACATAGAACTTATCATTAGTAGCATCGTTGAATCTGACCGTAAGTGGATCGCCACGATATGCATAAACTTCACCGCCTGCCCATGGGAACAGAGGAGATGTTTTCGTTACGGTAGCAAGATGATCAACTGCTGTTGCATTAGCATCAATTGCAAGTTCTGCAGCAGAGACATATGCTTGATCCAGAGTGGTTGTAATGATTGCGATCAAGTTGTCCATTGCAGTAGCAACATCAGCACAATATGGTGATGAAGGATCAACAGTAATAGTTGAATCAATGGTTTGAGTCAGACCATGGTCACCTTGAATGGTAACAGTGGTACTTCTCATAACTTCTTTGGCAATAGTATTTGCCATGTCGATTGCCCAAACAGTCTCTGCTTCTTCACCCACAATGTGATTGAGAGTAATTGGAGTTACGCTACGGTTGACATATTGTGCAGCAGCGTCCCAAATATAAGCGTTACCACCGTTTCTAACATCTTTCAGTAGAGCACCTACAATCAGTTTAGTGTCAAGGGTACACTGTTGATGATTAGGATGCGTTCTAGTTACTTGAGTAATTGATGATGGATATGTTGCAGCATCATTACCGTCAGGATCCATGATGGTATCAGTGACAATTGCCATCAAGTTATCAATAGCGGTTTCTATGTCAGTACAACCACCAAATACACCAGTGATAGTGGTGTCAGTAGTTTGCGTCAGACCATGCGAACCTTGAATTGTGACGGCAGTGTTGTTGATAACCTGCTTTGCAACATCTCTTGCAGAATTGAATACGCTTACTGAATCTGCTTCATTGCCAGTCAGGTGCTGAATTACAGTACCGTTTGTATACAGATCTGCAGCATCCCAAGTTTTGGAGTTGAATCCATACTTCAAGTTATAAGCAATATTGCGAATAGCATCCTTTACATCATCGATGCAGTCTTGAGCAGTAGTACCACCTGGAGGGGTGGGTCCAATTCTTTCATAACCTTCATTAGCGATAAAATCAAGGTTTGCAAGAATGAGATCATGTGAATCTGCACCACGATCACTATCAACTGGAGCAGGGACATGCAAGCGTGGGAAGTTGCGATCCATGCGATAAACTGCTTCAGCAGCAATCAGATCGATATTTGCCTCAACTTGATTAGCGGCATCGTAATATCTAAATGCAATGGCAGAGTTTACAAACTCGTCGCCAGCAGTCCAAGTTGGAACACCAGACCAATCGTAGGTAGTGGTAGTGTCATACTCTTGCTCCATATGAAGAAGAAGTTTGATACCAGCAACACCCTGATAGATACCTGCCAAAGGAGTGAAGTTTGCACTGTATGCCTGATCCGTACGGATCATGACTTCATCAATGTATCCAGTGAAGTAGTTGCTTGTCAAAGCACCACCAACTGCAACACCCTTAGCGGGGTAGGAGTTTGCATCTGTACCATTACCACGGTTGACGCCATCTAGGAACAGAGCACCGTTACCGCTAGTTCTGCTATATGCAATATGATACCAAGAACCAGCAGAAAGAACTGCAGTACCAGAGTTTGCAACCACAGCACCATTTACTTCGACAGTAATAATACCGTTGTTCAGATACATTCTAACAGCGACATCAGGATCAGATGCACGCATGTCAAGGAAAGTTGCTTCTCCAGTTACAGCAGCTGCTTCTGGATAGATGTAACATTCAATTGTAAATGCGTTAGTTCCGAAAGCAAATTCACTGCTAGATGGAATTGTCAGATTATCACCAACAGTGCCATCAACATAAAGAGATGCTCCACCAAATTTCTTTTCTGTAGTAGATAGAGCAGCGTCACCATTGAAAGTAGCAGTATGGATTTCTCCACCAGCACTATCACCACGACTGGTCTTACCAAGATAGATGATACTTTGTCCAGAATTATAACCTAAAACTTCCGCTTTAGCATTCTCACTTCTGATAATTTGACCTGCACTGAAGAAACCATCACCTTGGAAGTTCCTGATTGCAAGTTGTCTTACTTCTGCAGTTTCATTTGCAAACAGTTCACCAGAGTTATTACCATAATTGAAGGTATAGTTGCGAACAAACTCAGTTTCTTGGATTGTACCAGACTCATTACTATACACAATCGTGTAATTGTTTACACTTTCCCCAGTTGGGAAGTTAGAATCAAATGAGACTAGGTTTGTTTCAAAGTCATTGATCTGAATTTGAGAATCTGCAATATTATCGAGAACAACGTTTGGATACGTTGCGTTAGAGATTCTGTTGAACAGAAGACCAAAGAATGTAGAACCTTCAGAAATAATAACTCTTGGAATTGCTTCACCACTTACATCATCCGTATAATTGAATGCTCTAGTGATAAATGTGACAACGCCAGACTTGAGACCAACGATAATATTATACTGCTCAATTTCAAGCAGACCTGGAGTAGACTGATAAGTACCAGTCGTCTTGGACACTGCCAGTTCTTGAGTAACCTCAACGTCGGTACTATAAACAGGACCATTTTCCTGCTGCTGTGCAGGTGCAGTACCAGACTGACCACGTTGCACTTCAATAGTTAGCGACTCTGAAGTTGGGTTTTGTACTGCAGTGACAGAGATGATCTCAGCACCAAACTGATATTGACTACCAACTTCAAACGTTCCTGCAGGAGGTGGACTAGGAACAGTGCTGGAAGAACCATAAGATACCACTTCAAAAGTAGTAGTACCAGTACCAATAGTATATCTTAGTTTTGCAATAGGAGATTGCTGACCAACCGAGAGGTTGATTTCTTCAATTTTTGCTTTTTCGCCCTGGAAGTTGACAATCTCTTCACCAAACTGATAAAGATAATCATTAGAGTTTGTAGCGTCCTTGATAGTTGTTACAGAATCAAGAATACCAAGGAATCCTGTAGAAGATACAGACATGGTTTCACCAAGGTCATATCCATCAACAGCAGCAGTAGATTCTTGCAAACCACCAGTTGTGGTCAAAGGTGTACCCGCCTGACCATTGAAGATGACATCAATATCATTACCAGATGTCCTGATAACAGTTCCTCTCCAATTAGAGGTCAAACCAAAGATTGTTTGTCCTAAAGTTGGGAAGATGCCAGATACGCTACTGAAGGAGAATTTGTAAACACTGACGAAATCAATTTCAACATTTGCATATTGAACCATTGCATTAGGTTGTGGTGGTTCAGAGAAGACAATGCTATTACCCTGAATGTTGAATGCATCGCCTGGGTTTTGAACAACACCGTTGAGAACAACCATCAACTGGTTAGATGCAGCAGATACCGCTTCCTGGTTTACACTAATTGGGAACGAGATACGCTCACCATCAAACAGTTCAGAAATATCATCCAAACGCTGAACAATAGAAGTTAGAATGTTCTCCGAAGAAGTCAATCTTCTCTGTCGGAACAGAACTTCACTATTATTATACTGAGTGTAAATTGGTTCAACTAGAGCAAAGTTCTGAATATTAGGAACAATTGCAGCATCAGATAGGTTTACAGACTTAGTTAGTTCAAAGTCTGTAATACGATTCTGGATAAGTGCTTTATCAGTAAGATTCAATTCACCAAAGAGTTTGAATCCTGCAGGGTGGCAGTTAGTAGTAACAAGTTCTCTCCAGTTCTCAATTGAGACAGAAGACTGAACAACGTATGAGAAAGACTGATAGAAGTAAGAATCTTGTACTTTCTGAATAATTTCGGATAGTTTACCAACATCATCGATAAACTGACCAGTAGTTTTAGTGATCGAGTCAATATCAAGAACACCACGAGCAATTGCTAAGTCAGCAATGACACCAGAAGACTTGGAGATCTTACCAGTGACTTTCTCACCGAGTTCAAAGACTCCTGTGTAATCAACCAGTTTGAGCAGTCTGGGACCGACCAACCAACCATCGTTCTCGGAAACATAACCGATTGCAGTTGGGGTATTTACATTTTCGCCCTGATAGATTTCTTCACCTGCAAGGAACTCGCCAGTACCCACGTTAGCAGTTGCAGCACCACCAAAGGATGCAGTAAGAAGAATTTGACGACCAGCACCAGCGTTCACGAAGGAAATTGAGTCACCCAGTTCTGCATTAGTCTCGGTAATAGCAATTTTGAGTTGATCCTCTTCTAGTGAGTTTGCAGTACCAGAAATTGCATAATAAGTCGTAGTAGAGTTTAGTGTACCGACTGCACCAGCAGCGATTGGGAATGCACCATCAACTCCACCATCAGCTTCGGTTTGAAGTTGTACTTCAGATCCGCTGACAATACCATGAGGATACGAGAACTGCAGCAGACCCAAGTCAAGGTTGACAACATAATTGAAAGATGACTTCAAAGAAACATCTGGTTCGGAAGAATATCCAGCACCAGGATCTTTGACAATAATCTTATCAATACGACCGTTCTTGATTGATGCCTCAGCAATAGCACCAGATCCACCACCACCTTCAATAACTACAGTAGGTGGTTGAGAATATCCAGAACCAGGATCGGTGACAGTGATGTCACGCAAGATACTAGTATTGATCAACTGAGCGTTGATTGGGAATGTAATCTCAGGACGCAAAGTATAGTCATGAGGATAATCATAACCGAAGTTATTATTCTTCAGTTTCTTGATCTTACCAACGTTATTGCCTCTAGTGAAGATAGAAGCGCCACTACCGAAAGGTGGAATCTCAACTTGCAGATCTGCACCAGAACCAGTAAGACCAGCTCCAAGGATGCCAGGAATTGCTTCAATGTCGATAGTTGCAGCAGTATAACCCTTACCAGCATTACTGATAATTACACTACTAATCTGTCCAGGAATTGCTCCTCCCTCTGCATCTTCTCCATCAGTAACTGTAATCTGGACTAGTCCGCCTTCTCCATCACCCTGGATAGGAACACTGTAGTAAACACCAACAGAATATTCAGTACCAGGTTCAATGATATTGACACGCTCAATCTTTCTGCTAGATACGATACTATCTACAATTGGTAGTTTTCTGTAGAACCCACCTGGGTTGACAATACGAATATTACCAATCAGACCAACAACTTTCACTGAAGATGTGGTATAAGAAGAACGAGTTACGTTTGCATCACCTTCAGGTTCGTTTAGCAGTGAGAACTTCATGATATCTGGACCACGAGTAATCGTTGCACCAGCAAGGATACCAACAGTAAACTCACCCAAGTAAGGAGAATCTACAACGTCAAGGTAAGCATTAGAATTTACAGGAGAGGTAGCACCAATTCTAGATGGGTCAAAATAGTATGAGATATTAGTAATCTCTGGTTCTGTAACACGGAAGACAACACTTGCACCAGTTTGACCTGGAATACCAGTTCTGAGAATCGAGTTGAAAGAATACTCCAGTTTGTTCAGGTTATCTTTAGAGAAGGACAGGAAATACCCTGCCATAGAGGTATCACTGACATCAAAGTCATACTGATGTCCATAGTACATCTTGATAACAGGAGACTTAGCAAAGATTGATACTGAACCGTAGTTAGAAGTAGCAGGATCAGATGTGGCCGCGGCATTCAACTTATACGTGAATTCTTTGCTACCAACAATAGTATTGACTGGGAATGCACCATCGTACTCGTCAACTTGTATAGAGTTGACAGTTCTAGATGGGTTACCATCTACAAAGATCATATCTTGAGGATTTAGATAATGTCTGCTGCTAGTAACAACATATACATCATCAGTTCTTGTCAATACTGTAGGTCTGATAACCTTTTCTAATGTCAAGAATAGAGTCGCTTTAGTAACACCAGTGATATTAGAAATTGTAATATCAGTCAGTTCAGTGTTATTGTAAGCAATGTTAGTCGCAACATCAGGAATGTCAATAACAGATCCAGTAATATATGCAGCACCACCTGCTACTTCATCAACACGCAATGAATACAGACCAACTGCTACTTCATCGTTGTCTACCTTGAAGAATCTTGCAAACTGATCTAGTGTACCACCGTTATAAGAAACGGTTGACATATCAAATTGGAATATACCAGGAGTAGATGCTGTTACCTGAGGGAACTCATACCTAATGATTCTATTGACATCGTTAGGTACTGGACCAGTGATATCTAAACCATCTTCATCGAATTGAACCGTACGAAGTTCATAGTTACCTGCAAGATCATCTGACCAGTCATTATTATTGATAGCAACATAGATATAATCGTTTTCAGTATCGACAGAAACAATATATGCACTGTTGACGAAAGAACCAATCGTTAGATTTGTGCCCACTAGAGCAGAACGATTACGAAGTTCTAATTTTGTCTTTTCAGTAAAATTGAATGCTTGGTTTGTAGTCAGTCTCAAGATATTATCAATTTTTACTGTTGAAGTAGGTTTGATAAAGAACTTACCTAAGACTTGTGCATCAACCTTGACTTTTCTAGAACCAGGTGCAGGAACAGTTGCAGTTCTGGAAGACCACAGATCATTTAGAATTGTACTGGAACCAGTTGCAAAGGTATTTGTTACACCAGTGTTATCAAAGTCTAGAAGTTGTAAACCGCTGCCACCCAGTACCCATGTACCTAAGGAAACCGAGTTTAGCGCAGTTGCCAGATTGAAACTAGTTGTAGCAGATCTTGTAATCGTAAGATCGCTAAAGAATGAACCATTATTCGGGAATGTACCCAATCTAACAGCATCATTATTTTTATCAACCTTACACTGATAACCAATATAAGGAATATCATCGTTCTTATACAGATAAGAGTTACGAGTAAACTTATCACCAAAGAATGAAGAATCGGTAAAGTTGTAATTTTCAGTTGTAGACGATGCCAGATCACTAGG